TCCGCCCATCGAGCTGTTGCATATTCGATGGCTTCACGCCTTGCAGATTCAGCGAGATCGGCAAGGCCGCGCAATCCTGAATCTCTGAGTCCCACGTCGTCACGTCTGTTAGGCCAACATAGCGCAACATGTCGCGCAGCTTGGCATCGGTATAGACGCTCTTATGGTAATCGCTATCATCCGTCTGGCCGCCCATCAGCCAACCCTCAACAGGCGCCGATGGGTCACTTACTCGCGCTACAATCTTCTGCAGATCCGGAACGGCAATCCGCAGACGTCCGCCAGGTTTAAGTACGCGCACCCACTCTTTCAGAACGTCGACCGCTTCACGATGGCCGAAATGCTCGAGGATATGAGAAGCGCGAACTTCATCAACGGAGCCGTCAACATAGGCAGGAAGCGGGAAAACCTCCTGCCCAGTCTGACGGTCGAGAGTCGTAAAACCCGGAATCTTTTGCAAGCCTCCACCCAGGTTCAACTTCATTGACTAGACCTCCTTGACCACGTTTGAGCCGTAGCCAGACGTTGACGCCGGATCATTGTCTGATCGGTCAAAAAACGCAATCGCGCTCACTGGTAGATTGCTATTCGTTGAAGCCGTGCCCGGGGTGACCGCAAGTCGCAGATACCGCTTGCGGTTGCCATTGCTACGATCCACGAAGAAGCGTACCGATTCCGACGCTCCAACAGCAGCGGCACCCGTTGACAGCGCGGTAATCTCTGCGAAGTTTGTAACAACGGTGTCATCAGACTCAAGCATCTTGATGCTAGCCGGAGCCACACCCGCTCCCGCGAGTGCGCCCAGACTGACAATCACCTCAACGCTGCCTTCTCCAATGCAGTCCAGATTCGCCGTTGCGGTAGCTCCCGAGGTAACGGTAGCAGGCACCAGCATAACCGTTGATTTGAGTTTCTTTTGATTATTCAATGGATCACCTCCCTTAGGCCGCAGCCGTGATGAGTCCGACGATGGGGCCGGCAGCAGTCGTATTGCCGACGTCGTGGACGTTGATGTCAAATCGCTCCGTGCCGCGAATCGCAAGCTGGTCCTCGGCAAACTTGTACTCCGAGGACAGAGCCAGCGAGAGCAATCGACGATCGCCGAACGTGGAGCCAAGGCGGAAATTGCCCAGCAGCGCACAGATCTGGCTATTGGCTTCCGTGGTCGGCATCACTTGCGACAGAACGACAGGATAGCCAAGGAACCGCGGCACACCACCATTGGCAATATCCACCACCGTGTTACCACCCGCCGCGGTCTGCAGCTTGTGAGCAACCGTGTCGAAGAACGTCGCCGACATAATCCACTGCGCTCCATTGCGAGCGTAGAGCGGCAGCTTGCCGAGGACGCCGTGGAAGTCGCTCAGAACGATCTCACTGTAAGCATTGCCCGTAGCGACCTGCAGCCCCTTGATGTTGGCAATAGTCGAGTCCACAGCACGCAGCTTCGAGCGAACGCCAGTGATTCCGCCAAAGGTGCTGGTTCCGTCGCCGTTGAAGTAACACTCGTCTTCTTTCTGGCTAAACGCATAAGCAATTTCACCGGCGAGGTCGTCACCGATGGAGATCATCGCGTCCTCGTTCAGCTCGGACGACCAGAGGGTCAGCGCGGCCAGCTTCTTGGCAACCAGGTTGATCTGATCCCAAGTCTTGTCGCTGTTCGTGATGGTCGACGCTTCACCGACGAAGTAGGCCGTCAAGCCACCCACGCGGCGGGGAATCGTGAGCGTATCGGACGACATCGGGACAACCCGCGCCACCTGACGGGCCACGCCGTAAGTCTCGCGAAGGTCGATGATGTCGGTGCTGAACTCCGGTGGGACCAGGTATCCGCCAAGGTAGTTGGTGCCCTCTGACAGAGCCTTGGTTTGGATGCCGTTCTGATCGCACCACTGCTTGCTAGCAGGGTCGCCGACAACGGCTCCCTTGAACCACTTGCCGAACCGATAAGCACGCTCATCGGCATTGCGACCGGCAACCGTGCCCTTGAAGTTCTTCACGCGACTCACGCGGGAAAACTCAATGGTCGGCGCGGGGATCGTGTTGTCCGTTTTCGTGCTTGGCGTGCCACTATGGCTGTACGTAATCGCGTTCGACTTCATTGCCTCGATCTCCTCGAGCTGCTTGACCTCGGTCTGCAGCGTGGCGATCTGCTCGTTGCGGCTCTTGATCTCCGTGAGCTTGTCAGCGGGGATCGCGGTCACATCCGGATGGGCATCGAAGGCGGCTTTCTGCGCCGTCTTCAGGCCATCCAGCTCAATCAGCTTTTCCTGAAGTTTCGTCATAATGCTCCTATGCTATCTGCAGTTTGAGAAATTCGACATAAAGAGACTTGGCGTCTTGCCCGTATTCCATCTCTGGTTTGTTGGGCTCATCTTCCTCGTCGTCGCCCTTAGGCTTGTTCCCAAGCTCTTCGGCCATCTTACGCAAGCGGCCACAGGCTTTCTCGAGGTCGTCGGCCATCTCCGAACACATGACTCCATGTGACGGACTGCCCTTTCTGCCTTGCGATTTGCGGAGTTCGGAGATTTCCTTGATCCGCGTTTCGAGTCCCTCAACCGCAGTCAGCACGGCGCGGGAATGCTCAGCGAACGTCAAACCAGTCAGCGATTTTGCGTCCATGATAATTGCCTTGTCGTTAGCCGGTACCGTTACCGGCGAGTATTCATACAGCTTCAATTTCTTGAGCAGGTAAACAACGTCCCGCCCGTCGTCATCAAACTTGGCCAAGATCTGCATTTGCTTGTCGACTGGCAGACCATAAGCGCCGATGGTGTTGGCCAGCCCAGCACGGTCAACAACGTCATAATCAAGCACCTGGTATCCGATCGACAGACGCTTAACCACGCCATCGCGGATCAAGGTCATGGCATCCATACCCTTCGCCGTGCGGCTGATTCTCGAGCGGGTCAGCAGCCCATAGCCATCCTCTTTGGCCTCGACAGGCACGCCGATGGGGGTCATCCAGTCGTGTTGCCAGCAAACAACGCCATCAGACAAGAAGCGTGGGATGTCGGCATTGAACGCGCCTGGAAGGATCATGTCACCGGTGGAGTCAATGTTCAGGATACCTGCTGCATACCCGACGAACTCGCCCGCATACTGACCGCTATCCATCATCTCCGCCTGCTTTACCTCGAAGGCCAGCGTCTTTCTCTGAATGTCGTCAAACCGCTTTTCCATTAGTCTCCCTCGTCCAGCTTATCCATTCGCTTCACCTTTGCCTTGCTCCACGTAAAGCCCGCGTCTCCGCCCCACAAGGCCCACGCAATCCGTCCCGCTGACGGATAGCCATCCTCACCAGGGGAAAAGCCCTGTCCTTGCTTGTCGACCTCGTGGCGGCTGAAGAAGCTATACATCCTGCGCACTGTACGCGGGGAAAGCTCCTTGCCGTTGCTGATGTCTCTGGCCCGTGCTACGCCCACCGCAGTTCCGCCACGGTTGTATTCTTTGCGCCAGGCCAAGCCACGCTCCGCCTCGGCCTTCATGCCTGCCGTTGGCTTCAGGTCGATCTCAACCCCGCGATACATCGCTTTAAACTCGGTCGCCACTACGGGGATATGCACGCAGCGACACTGCGCCCCGCCCGCGCAATCCGGATTGGGGACGGGCGGGATCTCACCCAGCTGGCCGCCAATGCCGTCAGCGTCGCCGCACGGTGAGCAAGTGTTATTGTCCAACACGGCAGAGTAGACCAAGTACTCAATACTATCGGCCTTCTCCTTGATCTCCGCATCACGTCCCTGTGATAGTGCCCAGTTCGTGGCCTCGCTTGCGGATCGCGTGATGTAGGCCGTCGAGCCGGTGGCCATTGTCTCGCGCACGGTCGAGGCGACAGGCTGATTGAGCAGAGCCGCAGAGATCGCCGCGCCGGTGCCTCGAGCCTGGACATCGTTGGCTATCCTCGAGACGATCGCCCCCGCCATCGTGCGAAAGATGCTCTGATCAGGGCGTGCTGACTGGTCACCAATATCAGTCACGCCCTGATTCCGGATCTCCTCAATTATCAATGACGCTCCACGGAGGAACAGAGCGGAGAGGAGCCCGAAAACTAAAGTCCTGTCACGGTCAGACGGTGAGACCGTCGCCGCGTAATACTCTGCAGGGTCGAGGCCGTCGAGCGTGTCGATAATCTCGTCCAGGTACTTGCCACGCAGTGCCAGTAGTGCGCCCTCTATCGAAACCTTGCCCTGCTGGTATGCGTCGTCAAGCTGCTTGAGCATTCGCGCTTCAAGCTCGGTCGGCTGGCGTCGCAGAGTCAGGCCGTTCCAGTCGACGCCCTTCAATGAGATGTTGTGAGGATGCATGGCCTTTGCAGGGTTGCCCCCGGCATCCTCACTCACCGGTTCAGGCGGTAGCGTGCCTTGCGGTGAAACTGGCGGCTCTGGCGTCGTGAGAGCCATATTCGGCGTGATTGGCTTGAGATTGGCGGGCATCACGTAGTAGTCACCAGCGTCAACGGGATCATAACCAAACTGCTCGCGGCATTCGTTGAGGGTCGTCACTCCGCTGGTGAATGCGGCAATAGCCCGCGCTTCTTTCTCGCCCTGATTCTCTTGAAGTGCGCGGATCTCTGAAGTATCGAACTCACACTCAACAGCGGTGATATCGCGCTCGAAGTCAAGCAGCAATTGCCGTGTAATGGTGCGCTGGAAGGTTTCCCACGTGGGAACCAAACACTCCTCGAAGGCCGACTTCTTCAGGTTGGCCAGATTGTTGTACGTCGACGAATCCAGCCCAGCTGACAGCCCCGCCACGATTGCGGGGATACCCAACGCACCAGAGATGCGTGACTCCGCAAGGTTCGTGATCGACGCGAAATCCATTTGTTTGGGGTCATAACCCATTGGCTGGATGCTGGCTTGGAAGTCCAAGATAAGCGGTTCGCCGCGATTGTCGCCACCGAACTTCCTTTTCCAAGTCTGCTTGATCTGCTCCGCTTTCTCGAAGGTCATCCCGATGGATTCGGTCGGCGACACCACAACGCCAGGAATGGCCATATTGCGACAGAGAGCCGCAACCCATAGTGACACCTCAGTATCGGTGAAAACCTGCAGCAGAGCGGCTTTAAGCGGGGCTAGGCCATAGCGAGGGTTGGCCGGATTCAAGCCATTGCGAAAGTGGACGACGTTCTCCACCGGTATGCGCTCGATGGTGCCATTGATGCGCCGCTCGTAGTAGTCGATGAACGCGCTGCCGTTGTCCGGCCAATGCGGCTTGATCGACCAGTGCGGTTCATACCAGATCGAGGTGGGGACGCCAAAGCCTCGAGCATTACGCTCCTTGATCCAGTATGCGTTGCCGTCTAGGTGGTAGCTGAGAAGGGTAGCCGCCCACAGTGATTGCGTATCGTAACCCACGTTGGGGTTCTCGAGCAGTCGCTCGAGAGGATGGCCGTCAATCGTCTCGTCGCCCTCTACCGTCTCGCGGTATACCTCGAACTCAGCCTGGATGAAATTGCGCTGAATCCAAGCCAAAGTGTTGATAACCGCCGAGTTTGCGATGGGGTCAGTGTTCTCGTATGGGAATGTCCTCGGTGCCATACTGAGGAACGAGCCGCCCCGATGCGTCATATTCGACGGGTAGCGAAAGGCGGTGGATGCGGCTTTGATGCGGTCAAATAGTCCCATACAAGTTTACCCTTACACAGGTTGAGGAAATAACTTTTGTGATGCGTTATCACGTGCGTGCTGAATTCGCGCTTTTGCGATCTCAATATATTCCGCGTTTTGCTCGATGCCGATAAAGTCAAAGCCTTCAAGCGTCGCCCCTTTGCCAGTGCTACCTGACCCCATAAACGGGTCAAGTACTACACCGCCGGAAGGTGT